CGCACAGGCCAACCCAGCTCCCCGCAAGCGCCGCACCCCGGCCAACGCCGTCGATCTCAGGCGCGATTTGATCCCGCTGCCGATGCGGGTTGCCGCCCTGCAGAAAACCCGCCTCGATGCCGTCCGCACCCGCACGGGCATTGCCGTGCAGGAGCACGTGCGCAGGGCCATCGATCTTTATCTCGACGTCGTCGAGCAGGAGGCCAAGGCACGCGGCCAGTTCGAGGTGGTGATCCCGCCGGCCAACGACAGGCCGAAACAGGCCAGCCAGCCGCGGCCGCAGACAACCATCAGGCGCAAGTGATGCCGCGCAAGCGCCCAGCCCCACGCCCCGCCCCCGGTATCGACTACGGCTTCACCCCGTCGGAACGTGAAGCAGAACCGAAGATGGTGCGTGCCGATCCTACCGACCCGGTGCTATACGAGACGGAGACAAAGGACCCCATCGTCCCGGACCGCAGCGCCCTTCGCAATGTGCAACCGTCCGGGGCGGGTGCGTCGCGGCCTGCCCCCACCCCCATTAGGCCGCAGGCCGTGACGTATCAGTCGCGCATCAGGGTGATCGATGCGTGGCAGTACGCCGGGTCCCTTCGCGATGCCCCCGATTTCGTGGATCGCAACTGGGCCGGCTGGGACGATACGCCGATATTGCGGGTGCCGCATTATGCCCACCCCGATGGCGAGCCGATCATTTGCCGGGTGCTCGATTATGTGGTGAGGCAGGAGGTCAAGCTGGCCGAGGGCATGCCGTCGATGGAGCGCGTCGAGGTGTGGCCGAAGGAGGACTTCGAGCGGCTGTTCATCCCGCACCGCATCTCCGGCGCGGACCCCGCCGATAACCACGGCCCCAAGGCCCCCGCGCCCGACCTGCAGCGCGAGCCACGCCAAAGCCTCGAGGTATTTTTCGATGACAACCCACCAGCAGGCCAAAACGCGCCTGACGAGCCTCAAGCGGCCTGAGATGCAGCTGCCGGGATGGAGCGCCAACTTGGACGAGGGCAAGAGGAAGCTGGGTGAGCACTACAAGGCGCTGGAGCTGCGCGTGCTCAACGAGTGCGCAGGACTGGCGAAGTCAGGGTTTGCCGATGCCCGGCTCGCCGCCAACGCCTACAACAAGTTCGAGGAGGCGTTCCTCCTCCTAAGAAAAGCTCTCCGCATCGCAGCTGAAGCCGACGACCCCAACAATTACGGCAAAGCCCCCACCTCCGACGTCCCCGCCCCGCAGAGCTTCACCCCGCGCGTCGACCCCATCGGCGACTACAACGCCGATGGCGAGCTGGCCCGGCAGCACAAGCTGGACTTCGACGATGGCAACACCGGCGATGGCTAACCAGACACCAAGCGCGCCAGAACTCGACCCGCTCACGGCCTATGCCGTTGATTTCGCTACGCTTGCACGCGAGATCGCGCAGGACATCTTCACCGTCGAGCAGGTCGTGTCTCTTCATCGCCTCTCCGACGAGGAGTGGACCGCGATCCAGAAGCACCCGCGGTTTCTCGACATGCTCAAGGACATGCAGCGGGAGTGGAACAGTGCCGCGAACACAAAAGAACGCGTTCGGGTTAAGGCTGCCACTGGCCTCGAGACTACGCTTGAGACGTTTATCGCGGAGATTAACAATCCATCCGCACCGCTCAGCCAAAGGGTGGATGCGGGCAAATTTCTGGCCCGGCTGGGAGAACTCGATGGCAGCGGCGCTGGCACGGGCGTCACCGGCGGTGGCGTCACCATCAACATCGTCACCTCCCGCGACCGCCAGCCGATAACCATCGAGGCGGTGGTGCCGCCGCGCATCGAGCACCGCATTGACCAGCAGGGGTCGATCAGTGAGTAGTGGCTGGCCCGAGGCGGCGTCCGACGCCAACGCCGAGCGCTTGGCGCGGCAGGTCGACCGCGAGATCATCACCATGGTTCACACCAACATCGACGACAGGAGCAGGAAAATGACGGGCAGCATCGGCGAAGGCATGGTCGACCTGACGGCCGTCAACACCGATCACCGGGCGCATGGCATCAAGCGCGCCGGCGCGAACCTGATCGATTTGATCGAGCAGCTCGGGGTGCCGCCGGGCGACGCCGGGCCGCAGCGCAAGCAGCAGGCGATGGAGCACGTCGTCATCGCCGTGCGGGCTGCCATCGAGGCTGCCGAGATGCGCTCCGAACAGCCGCCGGCGCAAGCGCCGGTCGATTACACGCACGAGCACCCGGAGGGGGCGGCGGTATGACCAAGGGCGAGTACAGGGTCGGGTTGGATTTCAACCCATCCAACAACGAGGACGTCGAGCGTATCAAGGTCATGGCCGCAGAGCTGATCGACTATATCGAGGACATGGTGACCAAGCCCAACAGCGATGCTCCCCGCCTCAAGGCGCTGGCGCAGACCGCCATCGAGGAAGGCGCGATGTGGGCTGTCAAAGCTGCTACGAAGAAACCACAACAGGAGTAACCGACATGAGACGCATACTGGGGACAGCAGCCCTGCTTCTGCTGATGGGGACGGGGTATGCCAATTCCGCGGTGGTCGACAACTTCGGGGTCAACCCGAACTCGGCGGCAGGGTTCTTTTCCAACGATCCGAACGGCGGTCCGAATATCGGCGGCCTGTTCAACGACTTCTACGAGTTCACCCTCTCCGGGTCGTCGTTCTTCACCGTCGCCAGCGCCACCAATTCCTACCCCGGTGGCTCGTCTACCACTGACTTCATCACCAACTTCGCCGCGGCGGTCTTCCAGACGGTCGGCATCCCCGGTGGTGGTGACGACATCCTGAAGTACGGACCGGCATTCGCGGCAATCGGCTCGACTAGCCAAGCACTATCCGGCTCCGGCATTCTCGGACCCGGCAGCTACTACCTGCAGATCGCGGGCAATGCCGGAACCACGGCAGGCTACGGCGGTAACTTTGCCGTCTCGGCGGTGCCGGTCCCGGCAGCGCTGCCGCTGTTCGGCACCGCGCTCGCCGGTCTCGCCGCGCTGAAGTACCGTCGCCGCCGGCGCGCCACTTGACCACCATCACATTCAACGCCCCGCCAACGGTGGGGCGTTTCATGGAAAGCGACATCTTCGCGCGCTTCGTGGTCGGCCCGGTCGGGTCGGGCAAGACCACTGGCTGCATCTTCGAGCTTTTGAAGCGCTGCATGCAGCAGGCCCCGGGCGCGGACGGCAAGCGCCGCACGCGCTGGGCGGTGGTGCGGCAGACGCTGCAGCAGCTCAGGATGACGATCCTGCTGGACATCCTCAACTGGCTCAGGCCGATATGCCGCTACAAGGTCGCCGACCAAGTGGTGATCATCGAGTTCGGGGACGTCTACTCGGAATGGTTCCTCATCCCTCTCGAAGACCCGGAAGACCAGCGCCGCCTCTTGTCGATGCAGCTTACCGGGGCTTGGCTCTCCGAGGCCATCGAGATGTCGCCGGACCTCGTCGACGCCATAGCAGGCCGATGCGGGCGGTTTCCCTCCGCAGTGGATGGCGGCTGTACTTGGTTCGGGATGATCGGCGACACCAACGCGCCGACTGACGGGTCGGACTGGTGGCGGCTGTTCGAGGACGACCGCCCGCCCGACTGGCAGGTGTTCTGGCAGCCGAGCGGCATGGACGACAATGCCGAGAACTTGGAATGGCTGCTGCAGACACCCGAGACGCTGAAGCTGCCGGAAGACTCACCCGTGCGCCGCGCGCAGGGGAGGACCTACTACGAGCGCCTCGCGCGCGGCCACAACGTCGACTGGGTCAACCGCTACGTCTACGCCCGCTACGGCTCGGACCCGTCAGGTGCCGCGGTCTTTCGCGGATCGTTCAAGCGGATGTTTCACGTGAAGCAGGAGCTGCAGCCGGTGATCGGCAAGCCGCTGCTGATCGGGCAGGACTTCGGGCGCAGCCCGTGCTCGATCATCTGTCAGGAGGACCATACCGGCCGGCTCAACGTGCTGGAGGAGGTGGTCGCCGAGGACATCGGGTTGGAGCTGCACGTCTCGAAATTCCTCAAGCCGAGGCTGTACGCCGAGAAGTACATGGGACTGCAGTTCGTCGCGGTTGGCGATCCGGCCGGCAAGGGAAAGTCGGACATCCTCGAAGAGAACAATTTCGACGTTCTCAAGCGGCTGGGCATCCCGGCTTTTCCGGCCCCGACCAACAACATCGACCCGCGCATCACCAGTGTAGAGACACTACTCCTCCAACAGAGGGATGGAGGACCGGCGCTGGCGTTCGATGAATTCGGCTGTCCTAATCTTATCCGTGCTTTGAACGGCATGTACCGTTTCTCCAAGACGCAGGCCGGTATAACCAAGCCGCTGCCCGACAAAACTCACCCATGGAGCGATTTGGCGGACGCGCTGCAGTATGTGTGCCTGTCCCTGAATTCCGGGTTGGTGCAGTTCCTCGCCAAACGCATCAGGATGAAAGCCGCGAAGCAGCCCAAGCAGCGCGTCTCCAGCGCGGGCTGGACGTAACGCAAAAGCGAGCGTAAGTATTCCTCACTTTCCGAGGGGATACCGCTTTGCCGGCAGGACTACGGCTTGTAAGTCCGCAGCAGCTGATCGAGGACGATGCTCGACAGGCCACGCAGGCCGTCGAGATCGAGAATGCCGTCGCTGCCAACTCAGAGCAGTTCATCACGGCGCTAGCCGCCTACATCGACAACGAGTTCGGCCGCATGGTGCGGCACCGTGACTCGGCGCAGGGCTGGTCGGATCGACTGACCACGGCGATGCGCGTGTTCTCCGGCCAGTACGAAGCCAACAAGCTGATGGAGATCAGGCGCTTCGGAGGGTCGGAAATCTATGCTCGTCTCATCGCAGCTAAGTGTCGTGGCGCAACGTCCCTGCTCCGCGACATATACCTCAATGTCGACAAGCCGTGGAGCCTCAGCCCCACACCCGATCCGACTTTGCCTGACGATATCTCAGGCGACATCGCCAAGCTGGTGGCGCTGGAAGTAAAAACCGCTGAGCAGGCTGGCATGCCGCCGGACCCCGGCATGGTGCGCGACCGCACCAAGATGCTGACCGAGAGCGCCAAGCGCGCCTCGCTCAAGAAGGCGCGGCTCGAGGCCGACAAGGCGTTCCGCAAGCTCGACGACATCCTCGTCGAGGGCGGCTTCTACCAAGCGCTGGGTGAGGGACTGACCGACATCCCGCTGTTCCCGTTCATGTGCATCAAGGGTCCCGTGGTGCGCATGGAACCCAAGGTGACGTGGGTGCAGGGCCGGGCGCAGGTCCAGTCGAAACCCAAGATGCGCTGGTACAGGACCAGCCCGCACGACGTCTGGTGGACGCCGGGCTGCTCCAACATCGCCGACGCCGCGGTGTGCGAGCGCTCGCGCCTGACACGCGCCGACCTCAACGACCTGATCGGCGTGCCGGGCTACGACGAGGCGGCGATCCGCGAGGTGCTGCGCTGGTATGGACAGAGCGGCTACGTCGAGGTGATGGCGTCGACCGGCGACACTTCTCGCTCGGTGATGGAGAGCCGCGAAGACCCGCGCATGAACGCGTCGGGCATGCTCGACATGATCGAGTACCACGGCTACGTGCAGGGCAAGATACTGCTGCAGCAGGGCATGGACCCGGCCAAGGTGCCCGACGAGGACCGCGACTACTTCGTCGACGCCTACAAGATCGGCCGCTACGTCATCAAGGTGCAGCTGTCGCCGTCCCTGAGAAAGCGGGCACCCTACTATGTCACCAGCTTCGAGAAGGTCCCGGGCACCGTCGTGGGTAACGCCCTACCTGATATCCTTGCTGATATCGGGGACGCCGCCAATTCCGCGCTCCGTTCCCTCATCAACAATATGGCCATCGCGTCTGGTCCGCAGGTCGTCGTCAACGACGACCGTCGCGGACAACGAAGACTCCGACGACATGTACCCGTGGAAGCGCTGGCACATCGTCACCGACCCGCTAGGCTCGAACAACGGCCAGATGCCGGTCAGCTTCTTCCAGCCCGAGTCCAACGCACAGGAGCTGCTGGCGGTCTATGAAAAGTTCACTCAGATCGCCGACGAGATTAGCGCCATTCCCCGCTACTCCACAGGATCAGACCGCACCGGAGGTGCCGGTCGAACTGCTAGTGGACTCGCTATGGTCATGGGCAACGCGGCCAAGATACTCCAGACCGTCAGCGCCAACATCGACAACGACGTTGTTGAACCTGCAGTATCCGAACTCTACGACATGGTGATGCTCACCGACACCACGGGCACGCTGCGTGGTGACGAGTCCATCGACGTCATCGGCGTCAACATCGCCATGCAGCGCGAGACGCAGCGCCAGCGCCAGCTGGAGTTCCTGCAGATCACCGCCAACCCCATCGACATGCAGATCACTGGCGTCCGCGGCCGCGCCAGCGTATTGCGTGCAGTGTCGGATGGCATCGGCCTCGACGGCGAAGCCATCGTGCCGCCCGACGACGAGATCGGCGCGATGCAAGGCCAGCCGGGTGGACCGCCGCAGCCCGGCACGCCGCCGGCCGGCTCAGGACCGCCGCCGCCCGCCGCACCAGCCGCGCCTGCGGGCGCAGCGCCTGCTGCGCCGCAGGCACCGCAAACCAACGTGGCTGGCCCAACGCCGGGGGCTGGTCAGGGAACTGCACCAGCACCGGCACAAGCAACGGCATAGGAGGCCGAAATGGCAAAAGGCAAAGTTACTGGCAAGGGCAAAGGTGGCCTCGCCAAGGATATGAAGATCAAGGCCGGCCCGGGCAACCAGATGTACGGCAACCAGAAGGTCACCGCGCAGAAGCCCGGCGTCAGCGCCACCACGCAGTCGCGCAGCCGCACCAGCTACGCGAAGTAACGCGATGCCCTCGCTGCGAGCCAAAGTGTCGAAGACATCCGGGCAGAACATCACCCGTGGTGCCTACAAAACGGCGAACAAGCTCGGCAGCAAGGGCGCTGGTGCCGTCAGCACCGGCTCGAAGAAGTCGGCGATGAGCAAGGCCGGCATCAAGGCACCGAAGATTTATTCCGGGAATAAGTCCCGGAAGACCGACCGCGGCATAGCCAGCGAGATCATCGACGAGCTGACCAAACTCGGCCGGGACAAATGACGATCAAGCCGACCAAGTTCTCGACCAAGCTGCCCAACCGCGCGGCGATGACCGGTCTGCTCAAGTCGAAGATGAACATCAACGACTATGCCAAGATCACGCCCTCGAAGGGCACGGAGCTGGATATGTCTCCGCTGCTTCAGCAACTGAGGACGGAGCAAGCGCAAAGGAGATAGCCATGCCGAGAGGCGATACTTCGGGACAGGAACGTGATTTCTCGCAACCTCGCAGACGCGGTGCGTCGGGTGCCGCGCAGCTGCCGGGCTTCAACCCGAATACAGGCAGGACCGACGCAAAGAGGGCGCAGGCTGCTACCGCCGGCGGTGGTAGGGAGCAGGCGCAGCAGAGCCGCCAGCGCGACATCGCGGCCAAAGGCGCGTCTGCCAAGCTCGCTGCTACCAAGCGCGCCGACCTGCAGGCATCGCGTCGCGCCGATGCTGAGTCGTACGGCGGCAGGAAGCCGGCGGCACCGCAGGTGCGCAAGCAAGCGCCGACGATGACGAAGGGGCCAGCGCCGCAGGTGCGCAAGCCTAGGATGGCTACCGCAGGTCCGGGCAAGCAGCCGCGCAAAGACTCGTATGGCAGTCCGGGCAGGCCAGAGCGTCTTCCAGATAACTACCGGCAGCCGGCTGGGTCTCCTACCAGTGATCCGGCACAGGCCGACGTTCTCAGGCAGAACGCTATACGGCGTTCGTCTTTCCGTGACGGCGTAGGCAGACCCGGCGGCATGATGGGTGGTGCCGACGCGCCGATGATGGCGACAGCAACGCCGCGCTACGGTGGTGCCGATGTGGTGCACCCCGATATTCAAGCGCAGCAGATGCAGGCGAAGCAGCAGGCGATGCTGCAGGCGCAGAAGCAGCGGGCGATGCTGCAGGCGCAGCAGCCGATGGGCGCGCCGCAGCAGTTTCCCGGTGCTGGCCCGATGGCTGGCGCGCCAATGCAGCGTTCGCCGATGGCCCCGGCAATGCCGATGGGCGCGGCACCCGGCATGATGCGCCCGCCGATGTCTCCGGGATACAACCCGGCCTATGCCGGTGGCGCGATGCAGATGCGGCAGGCTCAGGTTGCTAGTCCGCTGACCAAGGCCCCGATGATGCAGGGACAGGCTCCGTCACTGACAGCGCCCGCCGCACCCTCGCCAGCACCTGCTGCGCCGAAGCCGGTTGCGCCGACTATGCCCAAGCCGCAACCCGGATTTGGTTAATACGATGCCGATCTCCGACGCACGCGCAAGGATGAAGGAAATGGGATTACTAGCTCCTGTCGCCGGCGCTGGCTTTGTCGGGCAACGCGCCGCTACGCCTACACCTACCCCGACGCCTACACCGGCTCCTACGCCAGCACCGGCACCGGCACCGGCACCTACGCCAGCACCACCTAAGCCAGCGGCAGCTCCGCTGCCGCCGCCACCCGGTCGCGTGGCACCGGGCGTCGCTGCTCAGACGACGGCGGCGCAACAGGCCCGCGCGAATGCTAACGCCGCCGCGCTGGAGGCGCAGCGGCAACTGCAGCTAAGGCAGACCACGGCTGCGCAGCAGAACGCCACGACGCAGCACGCCGCCGCCGTCAAGCAGGCGCAGGACGCAGCCGCGGCGCAGGCTCGACTGAACGCCCAGCAGGACGCGGCCCGCGCCGCTGCCGCTTCTGAGGCGGCGCGTAAAAAAGCAGCAGCAGACGCGGCCGCTAAGGCCGCGGCCGCAGCGGCTACCAAGGCACCAACTGGACCGTTGTCGGCGTGGGATAAGGCAGCGATTGCCAACAAAGGCGGCGGCTACGGCCAGCCGATATTCAGGGACAACCAGTGGCACGTCACGAAGAACGGCGTCGACATAATATTCGACCCGATAGCTTACCACGCTGGCAAGGGCTACGTGCCGCTCGCTGGCAGCAACACACCCGAAAAAGCGCAGGCAGCGATAGACGCCGGGAAGAAGGCTGGCCTCACCTACGGCACGCCTATTTTCAAGAACGACCAGTGGCATGTCACTGCTAACGGCAAGGACATGGTCTTCGACCCCGCCGCCTACCATGCTGGCAAGGGCTACGTGCCGCTGGCCGGGACGGCTGCGCCGACGGCTGCACCGGGTGGTGCGCCTGCGAAGGTCGCTGCCCCGGGCACCAACTACAAAGCCAACGCTGGCAGTGGTCGACGTACGGCGACGAGTGGCCGCGATAGTGCCATGAGCTACGCCGACAACACTCCGGTCATGAACGTCGGGCACTCCGGCCCTAATACTAACTACAAGGCCAACGCTCAGCAGCCGGTGAAGAAACCCACGCAGTTTCCCGGCGGTACGCCCACCACCAAGGGCGTTGTCGGCAAGACCGATGCGAACTACGGAACGCCGAGGTTCAGGGACAACCAGTGGCACGTAACCAAGAACGGCGTCGACATGGTGTTCGACCCCTACGCTTACCACGCCGGCAAGGGCTACCTGCCTATTGGCTACAAGGAACCGGCCAAGCCGAAGCCGAAGCCGGCGGTGAAGAAGCCGGTGGTGAAGAAGCCGGTCGTAAAGAAACCAGTCGTCAAGCCGCTGACCGCTGCGCAGAAAGCCGCGCTGGAGAAGAAACAGTCAGTGGTGCCGAAGCACGTGGTTCGCTAGTGAGCGACAAATATCTGATAGAGGCAGCGATGTCGCTTCGAGGCGCTGCCAGCGACGAATGGGTTATGTTCCTCGAAGCGATGGATAACCGTGCAGCTGAGCAGACGGCCAAGATGGCTGACTGCACACTGGATATGCTGCCGAGGGCACAAGGCATGGCTGTTGCCGTGCGGGAATTAGCGAAGCTGTTCCACGAAGCCCCCCAGCTGCACCAAAAAGCGCAGGAGAGGAAGCGACATGGCTGAAGAGCCAGAACAGGGTCAGGAACAGGAAAGCCCGGAGCTGCGGTTCGTACCGCCGCTCCCCCAGCAATTGCAGCGGCAGGTGGACGAGGCCAACCAGCTTCGCGACCAGATGGCGCAGCAGTCACCTGCGCAGGAAAGCGAAGAGCAGGTTGAGTACGAGGAGCAGGATGATGGCTCCGACGAGACGTGGGAGCAACGCGCCCGCTCGACCGCTGGCCGGCTGGAGCAGGCGCTCAACGCCAACCAGCAGATGGCGCGCCGACTCACTGAGCTTGAGCAGAGCATCGCCACGGCGCAGCTGCGCAACGGCGGCGAGGTGCCACCGTCAGCACCGAAGCCGAAGCCGCGCTACGTCAAGGACGAGGAGGTGCAGGACTACGG